TCAAATCATTCGCTTAAAGACGATAAATTCTTCCCCGCGCGCGACCAGCACGCCCTGATCGCCTTCCGTCGCCAAGCCGTAGTCCTCGCCCGGCACTTCCAGCTCCATCCGCATTCCGTTCACCTTCTGGAAGGTCATATAGTAGATGGTTTTCGGTGCGCCGTCCTCCTGCGTCACCAGCGTGCGCTTGCCGACGACGCTCGCTTCCATGCTGTCAATCGGCGCGCGCGCGTCGTCCGCCTCCACATGCACCATGCTCGTGATTTTCGCCACCAGCATCAGCACCAAAATCGCGCCCAGCACCGTGCCCAGCATCGTCAGCACATTCCGCAGCATTTCTGCATCCATCCGTTCTCTCCTCCGTTTGCTTCATCATGGGCATTATACCATAATCGGCGCATATGCACAAGAGTCGCCGGGCAGAAAAGCAGTTTTTCGCGCAAAATAAGCGAACGTGTATTCTGAAATCTGTCCAAAATGCCCCCTGAAAAAAAGTTTGCAATTTTCCCGAAAAAATTTCAAAAAACCCCTTGCATTTTTCCGAGAACTATGCTATAATACTTTCTGTGCTCAGCGCTTCACCGCCTGACACAAAGAGAATAAGCGCTTGGGGCATTAGCACAGTTGGTAGCGCGCGACATTCGCATTGTCGAGGTCAGGAGTTCGAATCTCCTATGCTCCACCATTTTCATCAGCGGTCGAACATTCGGCTGCTGATTTTTTATTATCCGGAACAGGAAGCAGGTTTTCAATCTCGCTGCTTGCGCCGATGGCTTCAATATAAGACACTTGGCGGCTGTCACGGAGATTGTAATAGATAATCAGTTTCTCATCGTATAGATATACGGTATTGATAAACACATCAATGATGCGGCGGCGGAACGCTGGGTCAAAACAATCCCCTGTGCAGAATTGGCGCAGCCACGCGCAGACTTCGTCCTTTGTGTAGACGATGGACGCGGCGACGCGCAGTTTTGAAAGGTCGATTTCCATGTCAGCCTTTTTTGCGTCGAGTTCTTCGCAGCGCTTCATGAAGCGGTCGCGCATTGCATCGGTTGTCGCTTGAATGCACAAGTCCATCGTTTTCTGAATTTCGCCTTCTGTCAGGGCAATCTTCTGTTCAAGCACTCTGATGCCCGATTTATCAAATTCACGCTCATATTCGGCGACAATGGCGCTTGCAATGTATTCCGTTCGTGCAGGTGTCAGCACATAATCAAGCGTCTGCTCGACAACATACCATTCAAGAAAGTCCTTTCGCTCATTGGCTTTCTTGCATTGGTGCTTTTTCTTTTTCAGGGAACAGGCATAGTAATTGTAAACGACACCTTTGTGATTCTGACCGCATTCAGCCGTTACGGGACTTCCGCACAGACCGCAGAACAGCTTGCCTTGCAGTAAATACTCCGTTTTTGCGCGGGCTTCTCCGCCTCCTGTGCGTCGATTGCGAGCAATGCGATCCTGTACGCGGTCAAATAGCGGTTTGTCCACGACGGCAGGCAGTCCGCCCGGAATCTCGATGCCGTTATAGGTGTATTCGCCAATGGTTTTTCGGTTTTTCAGGATGGACAAGAGCCAGCTTAACGTGACAGGTACGCCGCGATTGCTTCGCAGGCCGCGCTTGGCAAAGTCGCTGACGATAGACTTTGACCCTTCGCCGCTGTCGTAGCGAATGAAGGCCTCCCTAACGATGGCGGCGCGCTCGTCGATGACGGTCAGCTTCTGTTCATCATCGACGCGACACCACCACGGCAGTGTTCCGCGGGCGATTTTCTTCTTCAAGTCAAGCGAATAGTATTCCGCCGATGCTTCAAGCAGTGCTTCGAGCAGCACACTTTCGTCGCCCTCGCCCACGTTTTCCATAGCCGAAATGACCTTGACACCGTACTGTTTCAGCTTGTGCTTGTAGGTGGCGCTGTCATAGCGGTTGCGAGCGAAACGGTCGAGCTTCCAAACGAGTATGCGTTCAAATTGGCGCTTCGATGCGTCTTTTATCATACGCTGAAAATCGGGGCGTTCATCCGTCTTGCCGGAAATGGCACGGTCGATGTATTCACCGATGATGGCCAAATCGTTGCGCTTTGCATATTCATAGCAGTCGCGCAGCTGACCTTCAATGGACTGTTCTGTCTGGTTATGGCTTGAATAGCGCGCGTAAATGACAGCGTTCATGTGCATTCTCCTTTCAGGAGCATCATATACGGATAGCCTGTGGAGAAAGTCTTGCGGCGGATGCAGGTACAGCGGTGGAAGCCCGCTGGAATCAGGTGTGCGGATGGCGCACGGGAAGGAAGTGCCGCGCGCAAAGATAAGACTTTGGTTTACAAAAAAACGCGGCAGTGGTAATCTGGTTGACATGCCGTGCCGCAACTGCTGTTCAGATTTTCTGTACTTTTGTCAACCGGCTTACAATAGAAGCACCAGCACGCCGACCACGAGCGCCGCAACGCCCAGCACTTCAACCAGACAGCCGCTGCACCCGGTCATGCGTTTCATTTTTGCCCGCCGCCCACTACGAGTCGTCGGGACACCTGTCCAGCGGGCGAAACGCTGCTTCGCGGACGTGATGCCCAGCGCGCGCTTCCACGAGAAGCCACGGCGGCGATGATGAAAATAATGACGGCGACGTGCCATAATGGAATACCTCCTATTCGCTGTACTTTTCCCCTCTGCTGATGCGCAGGGGGGCTTATTTTATTTCTTCTGATGATTTCTTCGGGTGACTTTCCAGCAGTTCCAGCGCCACCTGCTGATAGATGGGGTCGGCGGCGGCATAGGCGGACACATAGCGTTCAATCGTGGAAGAACCAGAAGACGGCGGAGAGACTTCGTCTGTCCAGCCCATCAGGTACTCCGGTGTAGTGTGGAGGGCATCGGAAAGCGGCTGTAGAATGCTCACGGGCATATTCTCTATGTCGTCGCTTTCATATCGGTATACTGTTGCACGGTTTTTCCCGATGCGCTGTCCAAGCTCATCTGCGGATAATCCGGATTGTAAGCGGAGCGCTTTGATTCGTTCGCTCGTTTTGCTCACATGCTCACCTCCTGTTTGGCAAGTATAGCACAAACGTCGCAAATATGCAATGGAAATTGCACGATAGCAGAAAATTTCGCGAATGTGCGATTTTACTATTGACAACGTTGGCGGAGTGCGCTATACTCTTAGATGAAAAGTCGCAAAGATGCGACAAGTTAGGAGGAAACACAATGGATGTTCGTAAGCTGAAGGCTGCAATGGTAGCTCGCGGCATCGGCGTTGATGAGCTGGCGCGCGAAACCGGGCTGTCTCGTGCGCTTGTATATCGCCGTTTGGCGAAGCCGGATGACTTTTCTATTGGTGAAGTGCGCCGTGTATCGGAAGCGCTGGCACTTTCGGCGGCAGAGGCAGCGGAAATTTTTTTTAGTGCAAATGTCGCATAAATGCGATTGCAGGAGGTGCCATCAAGCCATGACCAAAGAGGAGTTATTGGAGCGAATCAACGACATTCGGGACGAACTCGAAGAACTTGCCGATGATGCTGAAAGCATCGACGTGGAGGAAAAGATCGTGCGGAACACCGCCTTCAAAATGCCCTTTGCGGATGTGAAGCAGATGCTTGCCGCAGGTGAGATTAACCTGTTCCACGTCGGCGATCTCATCATCAATCATCATGAGTTTTTCGGCGCAGTCGCTTGGGACGTTATCGGCATCAATGTCGATATGCCTGTCAGCGGCGCAAAAGTGCCGACGCTGACTCTGCTGATGCACAATGTCATTGACTGCGGGTTCATCTATGACGAGGAAAGTGAAGCCTTCCCGTGCGGACATGCGCATTATCCTTCTTCGACAATCCGCAATGTGCTGAACACGAGCTTTCTAAGCGGCTTTTCCGAAGCAGACCGCGCGGCAATGCTGGAAGTCGAAAAGACAACGTACACGGTCGATTCGGAGGGCGGCAAGCCCGAAACCACGGCGGACAAGCTGTTCTTGCTTTCCTGCACAGAAGTCGGATTTCCTGTTGATGGCTGTGTGCGCGACGAAGGCGCAGCATATCCGTTCTTTACGGGCAGCAAAAGCAGGCGAAAGAAGGACGCGGCAGGCTTTCCCCATTACTGGTGGCTGCGTTCGCCGCACTCCAGAAACGCGAGCACTGCGCGTTTCGTGAGCACGACAGGCGCACGGAGCAGCACAGCTGCCCGCGGTAGCATTAGCGTGGCGGCGGCTTGTGTAATATCCGGAGGTGCCCCATGACGCAACAGCATCCCAGCAATCTCAGGCTTTCCCCGGAAGTCGGCATCCGCAGCCTGAAAGACCTGACGAAGGATGAGCTGATTTACTGCATCAACGCCGCCGCCATTGACGAATGCAGGCTGAAGTGGGCGTTGCAGGACATTGCGGACAAGCGGCAGAAGAAAAAATGGCAGAAGGAAGATGCAGCAATGGCGCAGTACAGAAAACTGCTGGAAGAACTCGTCGCGCTGGTCTCGCCGTATCAAGGCAAGGAGCTTCCGCGCGACGTGGCGCTGAAAGAGAACGCCATCGTCAAGAAGATGCGGCGGCTGGGAAATGTGTTCTGCCCCAAATAGTAGGGGCACAGAGAGTGAGGTTCAAAAGCACCAAGAATGCAGTAAGGAGGCGACATCATGTCCCGCGACCTGAAACCCACCGAACGGCTTGTGCAAATCGGGCAGACGGCGCTTCGTGCGCCGGACGGCTCTTTCCTGCCCGCGCAACCGCTCTACATCATCGTCGAAGCCGCGCCGGACGAGCCGCAAGACAAGCCGTTCAGTGCGGGCGAAGAACAGCTCATGACTGACGTATCCGGCATCTTCGCCAAGAAGTTTGCGCAGTACGTTCAGGGGCAGCAATGATTGGCAGTTCACACTCCCCTTAGCGGGAACGACAAAAAGGAGGTTCCTCCATGACCATTGGTGAAAAGATGACCATCACGACGTGGCGCGCACGTCAGCTGGCCTATCTGGAAGAGGTGTACTCCCCGCGCGAGCACATGGGCAAGCTGATGAGCCACCTCGGCGCGCGGCAGGTCTACATCCAGATGTACAACACCATGCGCACCGCGCTGAAGAGCCTGCCGGAACAGCCGAACACCTACGTCGCGATGGCGGTCTACCGCAAACTGCGCGAGGACATGGGTACGCTGGACGACATCCTCGACCAGCTCGAAGATACGGGGTTGTATGACCCGGACGAGTACGACACGGACGAAGTGGAGGGCAATGCGTGATGGAACAGAATCAGCAGAACGAAAAATTCCACGTCGTCGTGACGAATGCCGCGACGGGCGAAGCCGTAGCGGACTGGACGGAAAGCACGGTGGTCGTTATTGCGAGCAACCTCGATGAAGCGGCGGCAGGGACAAACGCATCGAGCCGTTCGTTTATCAACGGCGCGCCCCTTTGGATTGCGCAGCTGATGGCAGACGATGAAGACCTCCTCGGATGTGCACGGCTGGCACTCCTGATACGCGCGGCGGACTTGCAGAAAAAGGAGGATGCAGAATGACCCTCGCACCCTGCGGCTACGTCGTCCAGATCCGTATCACGGACGGCATGTGCCTGTACTTCACCCGCCTGACCCAAGGCGGCATCGACCTGACCGCCGACCTCGACAAGGCCATGCTTTTCGACACCAAGGAGCGCGCGCGGGATTTCGCCCTGCACGCGAGCTACGTCCTCCACATCGACGAGCAGTCTTTCGCGGTGGAGGCGTGTTTCGAGCAAGTGACGCTGAACGGCGACGCAGATTTGCTGGACGCTGACGACGCGCCCGACGACGACAACGAGTAAGCAAGACAAGGAGGTTTCCCCATGAGCTTCGAGATGGCACTATTCGCGGCACTGCTGACGGTGATTGGCATCCCGGCGGTCATCTACGGCCTCGGCGAACTGCTGACGTCGCTGGACTGCCGCACTGCCCCGCGCCAGAAGCGCCGGGAGATTCGCGCTGCAATGGTGCAGCGGAAGTCGCCCGTCACCCCCGGCATGACCGCCATGATGTGCCGCGCGGGGGCAGCCTCCGAGATGAGAAGGAGGAATTTCTGATGGGCTTCGCTGACCACCCCTATTGTGTCGTGCTCCAGACGCACGACCCGGATTCCACCGACTCCGCGCAGGAAAGCGCCTACGCGGACGATGTGCTCGTGCTGGCGCTGACGCATCCGCAGGACGACGGGAAGATTATTCGCGGTAAGCTGATGATTAACGGCGACGCGAAGCGGCTTGCCCGCGCACTGCTGGCGACTGACTTCCGCGATGCGATTCGTGGCGCGATTCGTGATGCGCTTGATGAGAGCGACAAACACAAGCGCAGTCTGTTTGACCGCCTGTTCCGGCGGAAGGAGGATGCCTGATGGCAGACAAGAGCAGTTTCTACCGCGAGCGTGCCAAGGCGTTGGAAAAGCGTTTGGAGCGCGAGCAGGAGTGGGAAACGTACTTCCCCGGCATCACCAACCGCGAATACAGCACCTATGCGGACACTTGCGCGTGCGGCATGGCGCGGCGGCTGGACGAAATCGAGGCGGCGGATCTGGTCGCGTCGTGGTGCGGCTTCCAGCGGGAGCGCATCACCATCGTGACGACGGAGAAGCCGCTGGAACGCAACCGCCACGGCGACATCCGCTGCGAGGACGGCGTTACCAACTACGACCGCCGCCCGGTGCTGGTGCACACATTCTCCGTGCGCACCCCTGACGGCGCGCCCCGTGGCGAGGGCAACATCCACTACATCCGCTTCGAGGTGCTGGGGCGGCTCTATGAGCTGATGGACGGCGACCTGCGTGTGCTGTGAGGAGGTGGAGGATATGTCTGACAGCGTTCTGATTACGCTGCTGATTTGCGCGACGGTGCTTGCGCTGGCGCTCATTCCGAAAAACAAGTAACGCAATCATATTTTGGAGGAGGTTTCCCCATGAACGTATTCTTTGGCATCGGCCGCCTGACCGCTGACCCCATCATCGGCGTGGCCAGCGGCAGCGGCACGTCCGTCGCCCGGTACACCATCGCCATTCCGCGCTGCCTCTCGAATGGCAAGCAGATTGCCGACTTCGTGCGCTGCAAGGCGTTCGGCAAGGGTGCCGATTTCGCCGCCAAGTACCTGCACAAGGGGCAGCGCGTCGCCGTGCGCGGTTCGCTGGAAGTGAGCAGGTACGAGAAGGACGGTGTGCCGCAGACGATGGTGGAGGTCATTGTCAGGCAGCAGGAGTTCTGCGACGCGCCGCTCAAGAAGCAGGAAGAGCCGGACGACGACCGCGATTTCCCGGAATCGCTGGAGGAGGTGACGGGCAATGAGCTGCCGCTCTAAGATGAAAGAAGCCATCCGGGCGACGGAAATGTCGCCCGTGACGCTCGCTGAGGCGCTGTCGCTCCAAGACACGCAGCGCAAGTACGGCAACGAGAAAGTCGTCATCAATGGGCAGACATTCGATAGTCAGGCGGAATACCGCCGCTGGCGTGAACTCTGCCTGATGGCGCAGGCGGGCGAAATCGGCGATTTGCAGCGTCAGGTGCGGTATGAGCTTGTCCCTGTTCAGCGGGACGAGGACGGGAATGTCCTTGAACGCGCGTGCTTCTACGTCGCGGATTTCGTCTATACCGACGCGGATGGGCGCACCGTCGTGGAGGACGTGAAGGGCTTCCGCACGAAGGAATACCTCATCCGGCGCAAGCTGATGCTGTTCCGCTACGGCATCCGCATTCAGGAAGTGGAGGTGTAAGCGATGCTGACGACCATTGACCGCTCCAAGCTGGCGCTCTGCCCGCTGTGCAGTATGCCCGCCATCATGGAGAACCCGTATGTGCGCGAGGACGCGCTGTGGATTCGGTGCAAAAGCTGTGGATTTCATGCCTGCGTCTTCAAGGACGAGGCGACCGCGCGGAAGCGGGAGGGAACGGAAGATGAGCGGCCGGAACGAGCGCCCCAAGCAGGTTGACCGGATTCTGGACTACATGCGCCGCTACGGGTCAATCACCACGCTGGACGCGATGCTTGACCTCGGCATCCTGCGCCTTGCAAGCCGCATCAGCGAGCTGAAGAAGGCGGGTGTCCCCATCCGGCGGGACTGGGCGAAGGTCACAAACCGCCACGGGGAAACGTGCAACGTACTGCGCTACAGCCTCGATGGCACCCTTGCCGTCATTCCCGATAAGCCCGGCGGCGAAGAATAAGGGGGCAGCACCATGCCGATTGTCAACTATGTGCGGGAACATATGCGGTTCATCGAATATGCGTCTGATGAAGGACTTTCGTCCGGAGAACGCCTTGTGTGGTATGCGCTGATGCACATCATCAACGGACGCGCACAAGGGAGCATCTGGCCGGAGGGGTTCATCCGCATTGCGAATGACCGGCTTCTCGCGCTCTGCCCCATGCAGCTGGGCGCCGTCATCATGGCGCGGAACAGCCTCAAGCAGCGCGGTTTAATTGACTTCATCCCCGGCAGCAGGAACAAACGCGCCCCCGCCTACAAAATCAATTTCTTCTCCCCTGAATTTCCGCCCGATTCCCCCGGCAAAGCGGGGAAAATGCAAAGTTACTGCGAAAATCGGAGTAACTACAATAATAACATGGGGAGTAACTACGATAATAACATAGGGGGTAACAACGGTAACATAGTACCAAACTATACGGAAAGAGAATACCAAACAGGGAAAACGGGTTACCCAGAAGAAGAGAATGAGGAATACACCGAAGCGGAACGCGCGTGTACGGGCGGGCGCGCGCGCGATAAGCAAATTGCCGCCATTTGGCGGTCTGATTTTGGTTCAATTCCCGCCCCGGCGCAGGTGCAGCGGCTCTCTTCGGCGGCGGATGTGCTGCAAATGCCGCTGACAGTGCTGCGCGAAGCCGTCCGGTGCGCCGCCGCGACGGGCGCGAAGTCCCCGACGGCGTATGTGCTGACGCTCCTGCAAGACTGGCACTATGCGGGCGTTCGGACGGCGGACGAGGTGGGCGAATACGCCTATCTGCGCGACGTGGTGGAGGGCAGACAGCCCGGCGACCGCGAAAAAGCGCAACAGGGTCTGGCACAGATGCGCCTCCGCCATCAGCAGATGCCGGAGGGCAGCGAGGAAGGGGCGGACGGCTGATGCAAGCAAACGACATGACAACGGAGCAGCTGATTCGCTACTTCCGGTGCATGGGCAGTGCGAACGCGGTCTGCCGCGAGCATCAGCGCTGCCAGGACTGCCCGTACTACGTTCCGCAGAGCTACAACGTGCGCTTCCGTGACGCGGCGATGGAAATTGCCAATCGTCTGGAAGCGACACAGAACCGTGGAGGACAAGCAACATGAGCAACCAATCCCCCTGCACCGACCCGCCCTGCCCCTGCACGGCGCTGACGCTGGCAGAAAAGAACTACGCGCTGGAGCAGCTGACGTGGCTTCGCAAGCACATGCTGGCGGTGAATTTCCGCGAGCTGGAGGCGGTGGACGCGGCGATCTGCGCCCTGCGCAAGGCGGCGACGGCGGATGACTGCCGGGTGCGCAAAATTCCTGTGTACGGCATGGGACAAGCGAAGGACGCGGCGTATTCCCAGCGCGGCGATGACTATCTGCTCGAAGCCCAGCGCATCGTGGACGACCATCCGCCGGATGCGTCGGATATGCCGGAGAATCCGCCGGAGACGGTGGAGGATGCCCCGAATCCGCCGAAAGTGCCGCCGAAAAAGCGAAACGGCGGCTGGCGGTGCTGACGGATCAGCCGGGAGGGCGGACTATGCGGGCGAAAGAATACTTGTCGCAGGTGCGCATCATCGACGAGCGAATCACCTGCAAGCTGGCGGACGCGGCGCTATTGCAGGACATGGTGACACGCATCACGCCGATTCTGCGGGAAGACGGCGCATCCGGGTGCGGCGGCGCTCCAGACCGTCTGGCGGATGCGGTGGCGAAAATTGTTGACCTGAAAGCCGAAATCAACCGGGACATTGACCGTCTGGTGGACAAGAAGCGCGAAATCGCGGCGAAGCTGGAAAAAGTCAGCGACCGCCGCTATTACACGGTGCTTTCCCGGCGGTATCTGCTGTTTGAGACGTTCGAGAAAATCTCCTGCGAAATGAACTACTCGTGGCGGCGCGTCCACGACCTGCACGGGCAGGCGCTGGAGGCGTTTCAGCGGGTGCTGGACGAGGAATGCGACGATGCAAGGAGGCGCTAAGGATGACTGGAAATCTCGTGACGGCAGTGCTTGGCGGGTGCGCGGTTTGCTTTCTCTGTGCTTGCAGGGATGCAATGCGGCGGCGCGACGATGCGCCGGAACGGCTTTTGCTTTGTGCGTTTGGTCTTGCAATCTTAGCGGGTTTTGCCCTTGCATTTGAGCAGCAGTTGGGAGGTGGAGGAATGGCGATGCTGGGCGTGCTGGGGCTGCTGGCGGCGTTGGTCTGTGTGGCGTGCGTGCTGGTGAACGGGCGGTAAAACAAAGGCGGTCAGCAGCACAATCGCCGCCGACCGCCTTGGATGATTTCGCGCTGGAATCACTGATAATTCCGCAGGAGGGAAAAATGAACGATAATAAGCCTACTCCATACTGCCCGTACTGCGGCAGAGCTATGGAACTGGAAGATTTCTTGGGTGAACACTGGTATCAGTGCCCGAAGTGCGAATCAAGGTCACCGGTGAAGCGAACAAGCGCAGAAGCACATGAATCCGCTATTCGCAGAGCAGTGCTGGCCAATCGGGTTTTATCCCTGAAAGAAATGGAGAACAAGAAATTGTCCAACAGAGGGCAGCCGACGTTTTTCTGGACAGAGGACAAAGGCGGAACAGATAAACTGCTTACATGGCGCGGTGTAATTGAAAGACTGAACAACGAAGAACGGTTTGGAAGGTACGGCAACACATGGAGATGCTGGCTTGAAAAACCGACGTTGCTTCAAAAGAAGGAAACCCCGTGGAGGTGACAGGGAGCGGTTCACATCCGGCTTTCTGCACTTTGCGTAGTATTTCATAGTATTTCACACCCTCCCCGTGCTATACTGCACATGGAAACCTCCAATCACCTCACCCGACGGACGCGCCAGTCTCCGCCGGGTATTTTTGTGCCCCGAATTCGCTGCGCCCCGCGTGTGGAGACGAAATCCCCGCGCGTGGTGGCGCAATTCCTCATTCCGCATTCCAGAAAGGATGGTGGACTTGGCTGGACTGACCGAGAAACAGCGCCGCTTCTGCGACGAGTACCTGATTGACCTGAACGCGACGCAAGCCGCCATCCGCGCCGGATATTCCCCGAAAACAGCGGCGGCGATTGCGGCAGAAAACCTCACAAAACCTAAGGTGACTGAAAACATCAAAAAGCGCATGGACGAAAAGGAAGATGCGCTGATTGCCAAGCAGGACGAAGTGCTGAAATACCTGACGGCGGTGATGCGCCGGGAGATGAAGGAATTTGTCGTCGTGACGTGCATGGAGGAGAAGACGGAAGTCATCCCCGGCGAGGGCGGCGGCAAGCCCACCCGGCGCACAACGAAGAAGGAAGAACCGAAGGTCGTCGAGATTCCGGCGCGGCTGTGCGACGCGAACAAGGCGGCGGAGCTGCTGGGCAAGCGCTACGGGCTGTTCACGGACAGGGTGGATGTGTCGGGCAGCCTGCCGGTGATTTTGGCGGGAGAGGATGCGCTTGACGACTAATCAGCCGCGAATCTACCTGCCGGATGTCGTCGGGCGCGGCTACGGCGCGTTCTGGCGCTTCACGGGGCGCTATCGCGTGTGCAAAGGCAGCCGCGCAAGCAAGAAAAGCACCACGACGGCGCTGAATTTCATCTACCGCATGATGAAGTACCCCGGCGCAAACCTGCTGGTCGTCCGCAAAACGTACCGCACCTTGCGCGACAGCTGCTTCACACAGCTTCTCTGGGCGATTCACCGCCTGCAAGTGGAGGCTTTCTGGAGCTGGAAGGAAAGCCCGCTGGAAATCACCTACAAGCCGACGGGGCAGAAAATCTACTTTCGCGGCATGGATGATCCATTGAAATTGACCTCCATCACCGCGCAGAGCGGCGTGCTGTGCTGGGTGTGGATTGAAGAAGCCTACGAAATCATGAACGAGAGCGACTTCAACACGCTGGATGAATCCATCCGCGGCGAATGCGCACCGCCGCTGTTCAAGCAAATCACGCTGACGTTCAACCCGTGGAATCAGAAGCACTGGCTGAAAGCGCGCTTTTTCGACGTAGAAGACCCGGACATCCTCGCCATCACAACGAACTACCAGTGCAACGAGTGGCTGGACAAGCAGGATTTACGCCTATTTGAGCGGATGAAGGCGACGAACCCGCGCCGCTACGCCGTGGCTGGCTTGGGCAACTGGGGTATCGTGGAAGGCCTCATCTACGAGCGCTGGCAGGAATCCCCGTTCGACCCGGCGGAAATCAGCCGGACGCACACCCTTGAATCCGTGTTCGGCTTGGACTTCGGCTTCACCAACGACCCGACGGCATTCTTCTGCGGATTGCTGGACATTCCGGCGCGCCGCCTGTACGTCTTTGACGAGCTGTACGAACGGGGGCTGACGAACGACATGATTGCCAAGCGCGTGACGGCGATGGGCTACGGCAAAGTGAACATCACCGCCGACGGCGCAGAGCCGAAATCCATTGCTGAGCTGCGCGGCATGGGCTTGCGCGTACACAGCGCGGCGAAAGGCGCGGACAGCATCCGCAGCGGCATCCAGTGGATTCAAAATCTCGAAATCATCATCCACCCGCGCTGCATAAACTTCCTGACGGAAATCAGCAATTACACATGGGACAAGGACAAGTTCGGCAAGATGCTCGATAGCCCCATTGACGACTTCAACCACCTGATGGACGCGATGCGGTATGGGCTGGAAAAATACATCATCAACAAGAGATGGACGTACTAACGAGAGGATGACGCGAATGACAGACGGAGAAAGACTGACGGCGATTCTTGCGCAGTACGCAATCCCGTGCGAGAAGGTCGGCTTCCACGGCAAGCTGGACGCGCTGGCGGCAGGGCTGGGCATTCAGACCAGCGGGCGGCTGCTGGGCGACGTGCTGGATGACATTGCAAGCAAAACGGGCATTCCGCGCGGCGACCGGCTCTACGGCGCGTTCATCCGCAGGCTGTACGCGGCTTTGGTGAACGGCGAGGACGCGACGCTTTCCGGCAATCCGCTGATGCTGAAAAACTGCATCGGCGGCAAGCCGCTCGGCGCACTGCATGTGTACGGCAACAGCACGCAAAACGGCGTGCCGCTCCCGACCGCGCCCGTGCCGATTGTCAGCGCGGGTGACGGCGGAACGGTGTTGATCACGGTGTCGGACGGCGCGAACAATTCGCAGACGCTGCAAACGCCGAACGCACTGTGCGGCATCCCGGTTGCATCCAGCGGCAATTACACGGATGAGAACGGGCGGCAGCGGGTCTGCGACGAGGTGGATTTGGCGCGCGGCGTGCGGGTGCAGCGTATCCGGAAAATCAAGGTAACATCGTCGCTCAATTGGCAGATGGCAGGGCGCGAGGTTGACCGCTACTTCGCTTGGTTCAACGGCACATACACGTCGAACGTGCTCTGCACGCACTTTTCCACCGCTCTTGGCTCTGAAACGGTCGGCGGGGCGATTGCCAATCATAATAACCTTGTCGGCTTTGCATTCGCCGAAAAAGGCACGACGACCCTCGATGACTTTAAGCAGTTTTTGGACGAGAATGACGTTTTTATTTGGGCTGCGCTTGCTACACCGGTGGAAACCGACATTTCTGCGGACGAAGTCGCAGCCTACAAGGCGCTGACTACCTATGCCCCGACGACCGTCATCAGCGTGAGCGGCGGCGCGGGGCTGGCGGCAACCTACAGACGCCGGAAAGCGGCAAAATGACAGCGTTCCGCCCGGTGCTTTTTTTGAACCCCAAATTCACCACCGAGGAGGCGTATCCCTATGTTATCCCCCGCGGAAATCCGCACATTCATCGACAGCGACAGCGCATCCACCCGCAAGCAGCTTGCGCGGCAGGGTCAGCGCTACTACGAGGGCGACCACGACATCCGCAATTACCGCCTGTTCTTCATCAACGCCGACGGCACGCCGCAGGAGGACAAGAACCGCTCTAACATCAAAATCAGCCACCCGTTCTTCACCGAGCTGGTAGACCAAGAGGCGCAGTACATGCTGTCCGGGCAGGAAGCGTTCGTGCGGTCGGACATTCCGGAACTTCAAGCGGCGCTCGAAGATTATTTCGACGAGGATTTCACCGCTGAACTCTACGAGGTCGTCACGGGCGCGGTGGCGAAGGGCTTCGAGTACATGTACGCCTACAAGGATGCGGACGGCCGCACGCGCTTTCAGGCGGCGGACGGCCTCGGCGTGGTGGAAGTGCGGGCGAAGGATACGGACGACGGCTGCGAGTACGTCATCTACTGGTACATCGACCGCATCGGCAAGGACAACAAAGCCATCAAGCGCATTCAGGTGTGGGACAAAAAGCAGACGCACTTCTTCTGCCAGGTGAACGAGGGCGAGATTGTGCCAGATGAATCCGCACCGCTGAACCCGCGCCCGCACACCATTTGGCGCAAGCCCGGCGACGAAAGCACCTACTTTGACGGCTTCGGCTTCATCCCCTTCTTCCGCCTGGACAACGGGCAGAAGCAGTTTTCCGGCCTCAAAACCATCAAGGGGCTGATTGACGACTACGACCTCATGAGTTGCGGGCTTTCCAACAACATTCAGGACGCGAACGAAGTCCTCTACGTCGTCAAGGGCTTTGAGGGCGACAACCTCGATGAGCTGATGACGAACATCCGGGCGAAAAAGCACATCGGCATCCCGGATTCCGGCGGCGACGTGGAGATCCGCACGATTGACATCCCCTATCAGGCGCGCCAGACGAAGCTGGAATTGGACGAAAAGAACATCTACCGCTTCGGCATGGGCTTCAACGCCGCGCAGGTCGGCGACGGCAACGTGACGAACGTGGTCATCAAGAGCCGCTATGCGCTGCTTGACCTCAAGTGCAACAAGCTGGAAATCCGCTTGAAGCAGTTCATGCGCAAGCTGCTGAAAATCGTTTTGGCGGAAATCAACGAATCCGGCGGCACGGACTACCAGATGCAGGACGTGTATTTCGATTTCCGGCGCGAGGTGATGGCGAACGCGCTGGACAACGCGCAGATTGCATTGACCGACGCGCAGAAGCAGCAGGCGCAAGTGAACACGCTGCTGGCGCTTGCGGACGTGCTGGATGACGAAACGCTGCTGGAAAACATCTGCGACGTGCTGGAACTGGACTACAAGACGATTCGCGGGCGGACGAAATCAGGCGACGACACGGCGGATGTGGTGCTGGATGACGTTCCGGCGGAAGAGGATGAAGCGGGGTGATGTGAATGCGCAAGAGCGAGAAGGAAGCCCTGCAAGCCATGCTCGATGATGAGCAGGAGACCATCAAGGCACTGGAAAAGGCATACCAGCGGGCGATTCGGCGCATCGACAACCACATCCGCATCCTCGAAAGCGACGAAATGACGCAATCGAAGATTTATCAGAAGCGCTATCAGGAGGCGATGAAAGCCCAAATCAACGCCGCGCTGGACGAACTGCACAAGAAAAGCAATCAGACCATCGAAGAATACCTGACACGCAGCTATCAGCACGGCTACGTCGGCACAATGTACAGCCTGCACAAGCAGGGAATGCCGATTCTCGCCCCCATTGACCAGCGCGCCGTCACCCGCGCCGTCCGCACGGACAGCAAGCTCAGCGGGCGGCTATATGGTGAACTTGGCGTGGATATGCAGAAGCTGAAGAAGACCATCCGCCGGGAAATCTCCATCGGCATTTCCATCGGCAGCGACTACAACCTGATTGCCCGGCAAGTGCAGATTTCGTCCGGCATTCCGCTCAAACGCGCGAAGACCATCGTCCGCACCGAAGGACACCGCATTCAGCAGCAATCCGCTGATGACGCGCGCAACGCCGCCAAGAGTCAAGGCTGCCAAGTGGTCAAGCAGTGGGATGCCGTGCTGGACGGCAACACGCGCACGAATCACCGCATCCTGGACGGGCAAATCCGCGAAGTCGGCGAACCGTTCGAGATAGACGGCAAGAAGGCGGAATACCCCGGCGCATTCGGGCGACCGGAAGAGGACTGCAACTGCCGGTGCGTGGCGCTGACAAGGGCGAAGTGGGCGCTGGATGCGGACGAGTTGCAGACCATGAAGGACAGGGCGAAGTTCTTCGGGCTGGACAAGACGGAGGGGTTCAGGGAGTTTGAGGAGAAGTATCTGAAAGCCGCCGAGGAAAGTGAAAAAGTATTCTACAATCAGGAACGAATTACGAAAAGCCGCGCGTTCGCGGTGGATTCCAAGGTACTTGAAAGCCGAGAATACGCGGACAAATTCGACCTGATGGCGAACAGCCCGCAAGAGCGGCGCGAGTTTCTGAAAGCCGCCAAGGAACTGCTGCAGCATCGTTCCGGGCAGAACGGCGAGGACTTGTACCTGTATAACCGCGATAGGCAGACGTGGGTGAAGTCCGTCACAGGCAGCAAGCCGGGAACGCCGGAGTACACGGAGGAAATCTTCAACGCCATTAAAAAGGCGAAGGAGAAAGGCGAGCAAGTGGTAGCGTTCCACAACCACCCCGGCAGTATGCCGCCGAGCGCGGCAGACATCAACGCTGCATTGCAAAATGGGTATTCGGCGGGCTATGTGCTATGTCATGATGGGACGATTTACAAGTACAGCGCACCCAAAACGAAAATCATTGATGCAATTTATAACAAGCGTGTTGACAGCTTCAAAAAAACAGGTTACAATGAAGGTGATGCACAGCGTAAGGCACTGGAATATCTGTCGGAGTTGTACGATTTTTCTTTCAGGGAGGTGAAGTAACGTGGCAAAACGAGTAGTTTACCGCGAAAATGACAACATTGACTACGAAGAACGCGCAAAGTATGCCGCTATGTCACGCGAAGATCTGGACAAGCTGCTGAAAGAAGATGACGTGATGATTCTCCGTCAGCTTGAAGAAGCTGCCGCACCACTTCCTGAAAAGCCGGAAATGAAGGTGCGCTGCGTAAATGACACAGACCACATCTATCTGAAAAACGGCAAGGTATATAGCGCATACCATTCGGTGACGGGACTTTTCCGCGTGACGGATGACAGCGGCGAAACGTTCCTGTACTCTCCGGAGGACTTTGAAATCGTGGAAGAATATTAAGCACCCTGCCCCCGCAAGGTGCTTTTTTGATACGTTGAAAGGAGTGCATAAACGTGACCATGACCAGAGAAGAACGAATCCAGCAAATCAGGGACTGCGGGCAGACCATCACCGAGAAGGCAGAAAGCATCTACGGGGATTATGCCTGCCCGACGAACTTGCAGGTGGTCATTACTATGAAGGCGAATGAGCTGCCGAACATCACCGTGAATCGGGAGTTTTTCAGCGACATCATGCTGGAACGCAATGGTGGGCATATCCAGTAACCGGCTTTGAACCATCTTTGAACCTTGTTTGAAACTAAAAATTGCAAGTTGCAAAGAGAAATTGCAACTTGCAATCAACTTAATTCGCGAAAAGCAGCCGCACACCCGTGCAGGCTGTTTTTTAATACATCCAAAAAGGAGTGGTATCATGGACATCTCTACCATGGGAACGGTGCTGGCGATTGTCGTCATCACCTACCTGATTGGCCTGCTCTGCAAGAGCATCGGCAGCATCCGCGATGAGCTGATTCCGGTCATCGTGGGCGCGGCGGGCGGCGTGCTGGGCATCGTGGGCATGTACGTCATCCCGGATTTCCCGGCGAAGGACGTGCTGAATGCGCTCGCGGTCGGCATCGTGTCGGGGCTCGCCTCGACGGGCGTGAATCAGGTGTATAAACAGCTCGGCAAAGCAGAAATTGACCCCGGTGGTGATTGACGATGGCATCAAAAACGGTCAGCGCGGCGGAGGTGGTTGCCCTCTTCCGCCGCGCGCTGGCGGAAAAATGGGGGTACATCTGGGGCGGCACGGGGCAGGTTCACACGCAGCGTGCGCAGGACAGCGCCACCCGCGCGCAGACGATACGCTACGGGCAGCAGTGGGTCGGGCGGCGTGTTGCGGACTGCTCCGGGCTGTTTTGGTGGGCATATAAGCAGCTTGGCGGGTATATGTACCACGGCAGCAACACCATGTGGCGCAAGTACGCCGCCGCCAAGGGGTCATTGCAGGGCGGCAAGCGCACCGACGGTCAGCCACTCAAGCCCGGCACGTCGGTGTTCCTCACCAAGGGCAGCGACCGTCACCACGTCGGGCTGTACGTCGGCGATGGCAAGGTCATCGAGGCAAAAGGCACGGCTTATGGCGTGGTCGAGAGCAAAATCACCCGCTGGAACGAGTGGGCAGAGCTGACCGGCACGTCTTACGCCGCTGATACGCCTGATTCGCCCTCTGACACGCCTGTCACGCCCGCCCCGACCGAGAACCCGGCGGATGCCGGAGACGGCGCAAGCCCCCTTCTCGTCCTCAGGAACGGCAGCAGAGGAACGCAAGTCAAAGTTCTGCAATACCTGCTGATTGACGCGGGATTCGACTGCGGCAAGGTGGACGGCATCGTCGGCAAGAACACCACCGCCGCCGTCAAGGCATTCCAGACCGCGCACAGTTTGACCGCGGATGGCATCGTCGGCGCGAAGACGTGGGCGGCACTGCTCCAATAACGGCGATCAGGCGCACCTGACGCAAGAGCGGGTGCGCCTTTGCGATTCTGGTATACAACATCATTCTCTCGCCGGAGGCGGCGTAAAACACCGACTGCCCACGGGATGCGACCCCGTAGATAAGCGTAGGGCGGTGGAAGGAGAAACACATGACGCTTGCAGAGATTCTCAAACAGAACGGCGTTGCGGAGGACACCATTCGCGCCATCCAGAACGACATGAAAACCGCCAAGCTCTTCACCACCGGCGAGGAGAACGCGGATATTCGCCTCGGAAAGCTCAAAGGAGAACACGAAAGCGTTCGCCAGCAGCTCGAAGCGGCGCAGCAGAAGATTGCCGCCCTCGAAGCCGACAAGGCAGAACACAGCGGCAGCCAAGAGAAGATGGACGAGATGCACAGGCAGCTTGAAGCGGCGCAGGCGGCCCTGCAAAAGAGCCGCATGGATGCTGCTATCCACATTGCCCTCATGCGCGGTGGCGCAAGCGACATCGACTACATGACGTGGGTACTCCAGCAGAAAGGGGACGCCCTGACGCTGGACGACAAGGGAAACATCGACGGATGGGAGAACACCCTTGCCAGTTTGAAGAAAAAGTACCCGAACCAGTTTGAAGCCAGCGGCAAGAAGAACATCATCGAGAACCGTCTGCCGGATCAGGAGGGACACGGGACGCTGTCCCGGAGTGAGATTCTGAAGAAGCCATACGCAGAACGGCGGGAAATTTTCGAGGAGAACCCGGAAGCCTTCCGCGCGGCGATGGCGGCGGAGAAATGACACCATTTTGTTGACATTAACAAAATGGCACAGACCATTTTCGTGAGGTCACGAAAATGATAATGAGGAGGAAAAAATAAATGGCAGTTACCAAGCTGAACAACCTGATTAACCCCGAAGTAATGGGCGCGATGATTGGCGCGAAAATTGACGCGCAGCTGAAGCTGACCCCCTATGCGAAGGTGGACACGACGCTGGTGGGCGTTCCGGGCGACACCAAGACCGTGCCGAGCTGGAACTACATCGGCGACGCGGAGAACGTGGCAGAAGGCGCGGAGGTGGGGCTCAGCACCTTGACGGCTTCCTCGACTACCTTCACGATTAAGAAGGCGATGAAGGCGGTCGGCATCACGCAGGAAGCCGTCAACAGCGGTCTGGGCAACCCGATTGCGCAGGCGGAAACCCAGCTTGCCAAGGCGATTGCGGGCAAGGTGGACAACGACGTGCTGGACGCGGTGTATATGGGCAAGAATGTCTATGCGGCTTCCACGCTCGCGGCGATTGCCTACGGCGGGCTGGTGGACGCGATTGCCAAGTTTGAGGACGAAGAGGATGGCGTGGACAAGGTGCTGTTCATCCACCCGGCGCAGGAGGCGACGCTGCTCAAGGACAGCGACTTCCTGTCCGCGGACAAGTTCACAGCGGGCGTGGCGGTGAACGGCGCGATTGGCAAGATTGCGGGCGCGTGGGTCAAGAAGTCCAAGAAGGTTAAGCACATCGAGTATGAGAAGGCGTCTGGCGGCACTTTCACCATCACCGACGAAAGCACCGCCGAAGACGCAAGCCACAAGAAGCTGTCCACCGTGCAGCCTCTTTGCGCCGCCGTGCTGAAGATTGGCGACACGGTGAACGCGGTTACGACGGCGAATCAGTACTACCTCTGCCCGATTATCAAGCTCGAACCCGATTCCCCCGAAACCGAGTACACCGAGGACGAGCTGCCCGCCGTGACCATCTTCCTCAAAAAGGACATTCAGGTGGACGCGGAATGGCTGCCGAAGAAGCAGCAGACCGACGTGACGGCAGCAAAGTATTACGGCGTGGCGCTGACCAACAGCGCGAAGGTCGTGCTGGCGAAGTTCAAGAAGTGATGAAAGGAGGGGGCAAGTGTCATGCTGATGACGGTGGAGGAGCTGCGGAAGCAAATCACCACAGATGCAGATGACGCGCTGCTGGCGGCGAAACTGCGCGGCTTTGAGCTGCTGATTCGCGCCTACACGAACAACAACTTCCAGCGCAGGAGCGAACGCTGGACGGGTGACGTCGTGGGACGCACCTTTATGGGGGAAGCGCTTGTCCCCTTCTCCGCCGGCGATACGGTGCAGGTGACATTCTCCCTGTACAATGACGGGCTGTATACCGTCGAAAACGCGGACGAACTCGCCTTCACGGTCTCAGAGCGTGGCTTGAAGGACGAAATCGACGTGACGGCGACGCTCGTGCGCTATCCCGACGATGTGAAGATGGGCGTCGTGAACCTGCTGAAGTGGGAACTGGACAATCGAAACAAGGTCGGCGTGGCATCGGAGACGATTTCCCGCCACGCCGTCACCTACTTCGACCTGACGGGCGAGAACGCCGTCATGGGCTTCCCCAAGGCGCTCATGGGCTTCCTGACGCCCTACATCAAGGCGCGATTCGGGCAAGGGGTGGACAAGGTATGAAGGGCATCGGCGGCAACGTGACAGCCATCATCCAGACCAGCGCGACGACGACAAACGAAATCGGCGAACAGGTGCAGGCATGGACGGATGCAGCGACGCTTTCCGGATGGCTCGACCTATCCGGCGGCGACAGTAAGTACAGCGTGTACAATGCCAAGGTGCAGGAAAGCACCCATGTCTTTGTGGCGGATTATCAGGCGCTCCCGGCAGACCTCACGGCGGAAAACAGCCGCCTTGTCTGCCGGGGAAAGTGCTATGATGTGCTGCTGATTGACAATCCGATGGAGATGGGCAGCGGCTCACAGCTGGAAATCTACCTGAAATACACAGGAGGCGACAGCAATGCCGGTTGAATTTCGGGATTACAGCATGAAAGTCAGCGCGCAGATGAAGGACGCGGCAAAACGCTTCCTTATCGAGGCGGCGCACGAGGTGACAAGCCAGACCATCCGCACCACGCCCACGAAGAAGACGCAATTGCGCGGCTCATGGAGCAATTCCGTCGATGAAAACGCCATGAGCGCGCAGATTGGCAGCCCGCTGGAGGAATCATTCTGGAACGAGTTCGGCACGGGCAGCCACGCCATCCACGGCGACGGGCGCAAAGGCTGGTGGGTGTACATCGAGGGACAGCCGCGGGGCGAGAAGAACTCGCGCGTGTACGACAGCCAGCAGGAGGCGGAGGAAGCCGTCCAGTACCTCAGGAGCCAAGGGCTTCCTGCCGTCGCCACCAATGGCGAGGACGCGCATCTGACACTCCAGAAGGCATTCGCGGCGAAGCAGAACACCATCATCCGCATGGCGGAAACGATTCTTGGGGAGGAAATGAAATGACGCAGGAGGCGCTTTCCATCCTCCGCACGGCGATGGCGGATATGCGCTTGCCATACGCGCTGGGGCAGTACCGCGCAGCCCCGCTGCCGGAAACGTATTTCGTCGGGCAGTGGGTGGACGCGGAGGGCTTCACCGAGGATGGGCGCACGGACAGCACGATGACCCTGCTGGGCTACAGCCGCGCGGGTCTTGATGCCCTGCTGGCGGCATCAAAGGCGATTCAGGCGCGATTCCCGGCGTATGGCTGGACGTGCATCACGGATCGCGGGTCAGGGCTTGCAATTTCTTTCGCGGGTGCGTCGTTTTTGCCGGACATTGACGGCGCGGCACGGCGCATCAGCATCAACCTGAACATCAAAGAATGGAGTGTGGACGAAACATGAAGGAAGGCAGAAGCGGCGCGACGAGCGCCACGCCCAAGAGCATCGTATTCGGTGCGGGCACGATTCACAAGGGGCTGAAGTACGAGGGCGCGGCGTGGAATTTCACCGATTCGCTTGTCGGCGCAACGTCCGGCGGCTCGAAGGTGTCGATTAAGCCGGAAATCACGAAGGTGGAAGTGGACGGCGTGTATGTGAACACGAAGGGGCTGTCCAAGAAGACCGGCGGCACGGCGACGATGGAGGTCAACTTCATTGAGCTGACGGAGGATGTCTTGACGGCGGCGACGCTGGGCGAGAGTGCGGCGGCGACGACCGACACGCGCTTCAACCTCATCGAGGACAAGGCGGACATCGCCGTGGGCGACTACTGGGAGAACATCGCCTTTGTCGGCAAAACGCTGGATGGACGCAACATCATCGCGATTCTGGACAATGCGCTGTGCACGTCCGGCTTTGAGAACGACAACAAGAGCAAGCAAGGCACGGTCGGGACGTACACGTTCGAGTGCTATGCCGGTTTGGACGGCGACGGCGAGACGCTGCCGTGGCACATCTACTATCCGAACGACACCTATGCTGCGTAA